ATAGTGTGGAGGAAACGAAACCGCACCACTCAAAAATATCATATATATAAAGTATCCTATAAGTGCAAGCAGCTAATTAGTAGAATGTATCGTATTATGCTAGGCGAAGAAGATATGCCTACAACAAAATTAGAAAAAAGTAATAGATATAGTTACAAAGTAATAACAAAAGCAATAGATTATGCCAACAAAGACAAATAAATCACCATTTACAATACCTACCGCTTTAATAGGTATGGGAGTAAAAGGATTAGTAGGAGGATTTGGTGAAGTTTTAAGAGATAGAAAAGAAGCTAAAGACGCTGGTGAAAAGTATTCATTTAAAGAAGGTTTAGGTGATTTTGGTAGAGGATTAGCTACTGGTGTAACTGGTATGGACTTTACAGATCAAAGAGAAGCTGAAGAGCAACCTACTTATAAAACTAATATAGATCCTATGACAGGAGAAGAAATACCATTAATGATGACTGGAAATATGAAACCTTTAAAAATGTTAACAGGTATAAAAGGAAATATACCTCATAACATGTCAGCCGCTCAATATAAGAGCGCTTTGAAAATGTCTGAAATATCTGGAGCTGCTCCATTGCAAAGCAATGCTTTTTATGCTTCATTAAACGCTGCTAAAGAAAAAGGTGCTGACACCTTTGATGTTGGTGGAAAAACTTTTAACGTTAAATAAATAATTATGCCAAGTTACGGAGAGTACCAAAAGCCTGCAGGAGTATTAAAATCTTGTGGATGTGATAGTATGTGCGGATGCCATACTAAAAAGAATATACCAGGCATCGAGAACAATATACCTTATAAAGGCAACGCTGTTCTTAACGCTAACAAATGATAGGTTTAGAAGACTTGAAGCTGTATTTATTAAATGCATCTTCTTTTGCTTTAGCTAGCTTAAACTGGATAGAGCCTGCATTAGAGATTTTATTACTAGCTTTAACTATTGGATATACTATCCACAAATGGTTGCTAATACATAAAAATAAAAAATGAGAAGTATAAACGAAATTATAGTACATTGCTCTGCTACAAGAGAAGGACAACACATACCTGTTGAAACTATTAAAAAGTGGCATACAGAAGGTAGAGGCTGGACAGACATAGGCTACCATTTTTATATAGAACTCGATGGTACTATTAAAAAAGGAAGAGACATAGATAAAACAGGGGCTCATTGCAAAGGGCACAATAGAAATTCAATAGGAATTTGTTATTGCGGAGGCGTAGAGAGCGATGGTAAAACGCCAAAGGATACAAGAACACCAGAACAAAAAGAAAGTTTGTTACACGTCCTTAAAACGTTAATGGCGATGTATCCACTTGCTACTATTTATTCACACAATGAGTTTGCTAATAAAGCATGCCCATCATTTGACGCTACTAAAGAATATGAAGATCTCTGAAAACACTGAGTTTAAGATTGATATAAAAACTGTAATTGGAATAATAATGCTAACAACTACTTTAGTCGGTATGTATTATACTTTACAAGAAGACATACGTTTGGCTAAAACGCTTCCACCAGTTGAAGTAACTCGTTTAGAATACGAGTTAAAAGAAGAGTGGAACGAAAAAATGATTATGCAGTTGAAAGATCAAGTAGAAGTATTAGAAGAAACAAATGACATATTAAAAGAAGAGATTAAAATAACTTCAGCTATGATACAAGATGGTACCGAAGCTGATGCTATGCTAGATGAGTTAAATGCTAAACTAGAAGAATTAAAAAACAAAAAACCTAAAACAACAGTAATAGTTAAAGAAGTTGAAATAGGTAAAAAACGTAAGTGGTAATGGGAAAAATATCAGGACCTTGTAAAGCGGCAGCAAAAAGAAAATTTAAAGTATGGCCAAGTGCTTATGCTAGCGGCTGGGGAGTTAGATGTACTAAAGCTGGTGGACCAAGTAAAATGGGTAAAAGTAAAAAGAAAAAGTGAAAAAAAAAGGTGGAGCATATCGCGGCACTTTAAAAGCTAGAATAAATAAATTGTACGGAGGAGATGTTACTTGTAGTAAAGTAAAGAGTTTGAAAGGAAGAAGAAAAAAAACTAAAAGAGATGTACAACTAGCTAATTGGTTTATTAATATGCATAATTGTAAGTAATGGCTAAAAAAAGACCTGAATGGAAAGATAGCAAATATGCAGATGCTAAAGGAAAGTTTAAAAGTTTATCTTGTGGAGAATTAGCTAATTGGTTAATAAAGTCTAGAAAAGGTAATAAAAAAGCTATTGTAGGATCTTTAAATCAACAAATAGTTTTTAATAGAAAAAAGAAACCAAGCTATGCTAAAAAAATGGTTTGCGCTAGAAATAAAGCAATGAAAAAATTAGGTAATGCCAAAAAGTAAAGTAAAAGGTGGAGGCACTAAAAAAGTTTGTTTACCAGCAGCAAAAGCTAGAAGTTTAAGTAAAGCTGAAAAGCAAAAGATAATTAGAGCTAAAGAATCTGCAGGTAGATCTGGAAAATATAAAAGATCTAGCAAGACTAATGTCAAAGGTGCAAGAAAAAAAGGCGCTACACTTCGTGATTGGTTTGAAAAAGAAAACTGGATTAATATAAAGACAGGTAGACCTTGTGGTGAATCAACTAAAAAGAAAAAGAAATAATGTATACTCAACCAAGTGCTCCTTTTGAGAAAAAAGGTAGAATAAGAAAAACAACTAAAGGTAAAGGTAGAAACTTTAGAACAACTGAAGAAGGCGCTGGTATGACTGCTAAGGGAGTTAAAGAGTATAGAAAGAAAAACCCAGGTAGTAAGCTTAAAACTGCTGTGACTGGAAAAGTTAAACCAGGTAGTAAAGCTGCTAAAAGAAGAAAATCATTTTGTGCTAGATCAAAAGGTTGGAAAAGCGAAAGAGGATTAGCTGCTAGAAAAAGATGGAAGTGTTAATATGAGTTTTAAATTAAAATCACCTTATAATATAGATAATACTCCTATATACTTTGTAAAGGAAGAAGATGGTGTTTTAGGTAGAACTAATATGAATTGTACTATTACTATCAACGATAAAGTAAGAGATCAAAAGCAAATTAAAGAAATTATAAATCATGAGATGGTCCACGTTAAACAAATAAAAGACGGTAGACTAGCTTATGATGACAAAAACATTTACCATAGAAAAAGTGGTAAAGGTAAATGGAAAGTTAAAAAAAGAAGTAAACAAGTAGATGGTTCTCCAATAAATTGGTGGGAAAAAGAAGCTTATAAAAAATAAAGTTATGGGTAGATTAGAAAAATTAAAAGTAAGAGCTGTAAACGCTTTGGAAAAAGGAAATGTAAAAAAATTCGATAAAATTGACAAGAAAAGAACTGACATGCAATTACCTGGATTAACCGCCGCGCTACAAGCTAAATCACCTTACATGATGTATGGTAAAAAATCAGATATCATGATGAGTGAAAGTCCACTTGCTAAATATGGATGTTCTAAAAAGTACAAAAAAGGTAAGTAGTGGCTGAAGTTAAAAAGTTTAACGAAACTAAAATAGGGGCTTTTCTAGCAAGTAAAGCTCCTAAGGTTTTATCTGCATTAGGTGACGTATTACCTAACCAAGGAACGCTAGGTGTAGTAAAAAATCTTATATCAAGTGATACTAAGATTAAAGCTGTTGACAAAGAGCAAGCATTAAAACTTATTGAACAAGATCTTCAAGAATTAAAAGAAGTATCTAGTAGATGGAGAGCTGATATGAAGTCAGATTCATGGCTTAGTAAAAACACTAGACCACTAGCTTTAGTATTTTTAACAGTATCTGCAGTTTTCATGATGGCTGTAGATTCATTTCATTTACAATTTGATGTAGATGAATCATGGATAAACTTATTAAAAACTTTGCTGGTTACAGTATATGTAGCATACTTTGGATCTAGAGGTGCTGAAAAAATTACAAAAATAAATAAATAAAATGAAAGGCGTACAATTAAAACAAGCTAATGAAGTTAGACTTTTTGCTCACGATGTATTAGATTTAAATAAGTCAGGCTCTTCCTACACATATGGAGATGTCATACCAGACACTGATCAAAGAGGAGTTTGCTTATATGCTGGTGTAGCTATAGCTGAAATAGAGGTGGTTATGGAAAGCGGTACTCAATGCAAGTTTAAAGGTATTACAGCTGGATCTTTTTTACCAGTATTAGTAACTAAAGTTATTGCAATACCAGACGGAGCAACAGTAGGCGGAGAAGGAGAATTATTAGCCTTATATTAAAAAATGAGGATAAGTATATCTAGTCCAATACCGGGTTTAGGGTCCATACCAGGCCCTAGCCGACCAGGTTATGGGCCGTCAGGCTCTTACGACTTTCAGTTTGAAGTAACAGGTGCTGTAACTATAAAAGCTAACGCAGCTGGCGCAGGTAACTTTAGGGTAAGCTGGCCAAATGGTACTACGCAAGTACTATCCGGTAACAATGCTTCTGTTGCGGCTCCTGATGGAACGGCTGGTATTGTATCTATAAACAATGAAAAATTAGATGATACTTATTGTGATGAATTTGCAGTTGTAGGTGGGCAGACTAATGTAAGTAAAGTTATATCTTGGGGTGCTAATCCTTGGAGTAATATGACTAATGCTTTTAACGGCTGTACTTCACTTTCAGATATAAGCACTACAAGTTTTATATCATCTGCGCAAGGTGATATGGTTACAATGTTTAATGGATGTACTTCACTTCTTGAAGCTGATATAAGAAACTGGGATTTATCGGCCGGAGCTGACTGGTATTTAGGTTCTCCTTTTAAAGGTTTAGCTAATCTACAAAAGTTAGACATGACTGGAATGAACATAAAACTAATTAATAGATCTGATAGTGGTTTTGTATCAATAGGAACTGCCGCTACAAATGGATGTGAGTTTTTAATGTCTGGTATTAATTGGTCAACTAGTACATCTGCAATTTGGACTGATTTTTTAGCTGGAGTTAAAATAAATCCTAACTCTACATTTGCTAATTGGGTTTTTCCTTCATCAAGCGTTTCTATTAATAGAATGCTTAGAGGTGCTACAATATCTGGAGTTAATTCTACTTTAAATGTTTCTGGTTGGTCAACCTTTAGTGGTGGTGGTTTCTATCAAGTGTTTCAAAATTTTAATAGTGCAGATAGCCCAAACACAGATCAAGGAGTAAAAATAAATATAAGTAATATTAACTTGTCTAATGTTAGCGATTTTAGATCAATGTTTGAAGGGTCTGATGTTTCAGAAATAATAGGATTATCTACACTAGGAGCTTGCGCAGGAAACGCTAACTTAAATAAGTTCATGACAACCACTTCATTTTTAAAATTAAGTTCTTCTGATAATTTTTCTAATACTTTTATATCTAGTTTAAACCCAGTAGCAGCAGGTATAAGTGAGGCTTTTAAATATTGTGGTAGTTCAGTATCTTCAAATTTTGGAGTAGCGCCAAACCTTACAAATATTGATTTATCTAACGTAACAGGTGTTAATAGCACTTTTGAAGGAGCAAGATTTTATGATGCACCTGATTTAAGTACAGCTACTTTTCCTTCTACCGATGTTGAATTTAGCAAAACGTTTAAGGCGATGCGAACTGAAAATTCTAATACACATGTAGACTTTTCTAATGTTTCTGTTAAAATATCTTATGCTAGAGAAATGTTTAATGGTGTGCATGTAGATAATGTTACTTTTGGAAATAACGTAGATTTTTCACCTTGTACAGATGTTTATAGAAAATTTTACTACTCGTCTAGTAAAAGTGGTACGATTAATATAACATATCCAACTGCTGAATCAGGTTTATCTTGGGCCGCTTTAAATCAGCCTTTAGACTGGTTCAAAGGTACTACAGGGCCCACAACTGGACCTTTAACTACTTGTCAAGTAGATAACTTAATAAGAAGTTTTTATAATACCGCATTAAATAGTGGATTAAGTGTAAACTTTGGAACTAGTCAAATAACAGAATCACCTAGCGTGGTAAGTACTATGATAGATGAGTTAGAGAATACCGGTGGTTGGAATATAACTCCTAACACTTTAGATGCTACAATGCCATTTGCTTATCCATCATATAGTTTTGACTCAGAGGTTACTCAATCGGTTACTCCTACAACTATTCCAACAGGTGGTCAATTTAGTAGTACAGATCCAGGTGTAACTGTAAATGCTAGTACTGGAGTCGTTTCATGGGATAGTACCTATATGGGACTTCCTATAATTAGATGTACATACGCAGACGGTTGCTATAATGAAGTTCAAATGTCAATGATTATAACAGTAGATAATAATTACTCCATGGCATTTGATGGTTCAAGTAGTTATATTAATATTAATAGTTTAGCTTCAACTTTAGGTTCTGAAGGTAGTTTTTCTGCTTGGGTTAATGTTTCTGATTGGTCTTCAAGAGCTGCAATTTTAGGGTTTGCTTTCGATGCTGATAATTTTTTACGACTTGGAATAAGAACAAATAACAATAATTGTTTTTCTATTGGAGGACAATTTAATAATGTTGCTAACGAAGTAATATCTGATACAACCTCTCTTTCTGAAAATGTTTGGTATCACGTTGTAGCTACCTCAGACGGTAGTGTTTATAAACTATATGTTAATGGACAATTACAAACTTTAACTATTTTAGCAGGTTCTAATAACGGTGATTGGGTATCAGATTTTTCTTCAACAGCCAATAAAGGTACAATTGGTTCTCTAAACAGAACTGGTTCAAGTGAAGATTTATTCAACGGCAAAATAGACGAATTAGGTGTATTTAATAGAGAACTTACTGCAGCTCAAATAAAATTAATATATGATGCTAATAGTACTAACAAAGCAATTAAATTATCAAGCTTACCAGGAGGCGCTCCTGTAGCTTGGTACAGAATGGGGGATTAACTATGGGAACAAATTATATTGCACCAACGTGGCGAATGCCGGAAAACACTAACAAAGATAAGTTAAGTAATTATAGTATTGATTTTGATGGCGCAGATTATATAGATTGCGGAGATAGTGATGATTTTAGTTTTGGTAATGGTTCATCAGATTCTCCTTTTACTGTTTCTACTTGGGTATATGCAGAAGGAAGTTCAACTTTTCCATTTTTCGATAAATATCCAGATGCAGGCACTTGGTCTTTGAGAGAATATAGAATTGAGATATTTGGAACAGATAAAGTTGTTTTAATTATTTATGATGGTTCTGAAACTGCAAGGCACGAGATATATAGTAATTCATTAATAACACGTGACCAATGGCAACACGTGGTTATAACTTATGATGGAAGAGGAGGAGCAGATGCAGGAGATGGTGTTAAAATATATATAAATGGTTCTGAATCTACTACTACTATAAATTCATACGGAAATTATGTAGCAATGGAAAATACTACTTCGCCAGTACGAATTGGAAGAATAGGCAGCACTTATGCAGATGGTAAAATATCTCAATGTTGTGTTTTTGATTATGTACTATCTGAAAACCAACGAACATATTTAAATGCATTAAACAACCCAATGGCTATATCAGGTGGAGAGCCTATAGTATATTATCCATTAGGTGATAATTCAAATCCTACAGCTAGTGCTGGTTACCCTAACATTTCAGTTGTAGCAGATAGTGTTTTTAATTTTGCACCTAATAGTTTTATAAACTGTGGAGATGTTAATAGCGTAAATAGCGACGGACAATCAGCTTTTTCTATATCTTGCTGGTTTAAATCAACAAGTACTTCTGGTGGATCTTTAGTTACTAAATCCAAAAACTCAGCAAATTTTGACGGTTATCAACTTTGGTTAGACGCCACCGGTGAGGTGCGCTTTTACTTAGGTTCTTATACAGGTACAGCAAATACATCACCTTGGTTATATGTTAAAAGTGCAAATCAATTTAACAATGGTGAATGGCACAATGCTGTTGTAACTTACAACGCTAATCAAAGTACAAGCGGCATTAAACTATATATAGATAACGTTGAACAAGTTTTAAACGTATACAACAACGCTCCAAGTGTTAGTTCAAGTGTTCAAAATGATTTTATGATAGGCGCGCGTGGTAATTCTTCTGCAAACGGTTTTTACTACACCGGTGAAATTTCAAATGTTCAATTTTGGGATGCTAAACTAGAAGCTTCAGAAGCAGAGACTTTATATAACAACGGCCAACCATTAATGACAGGTACGCAGCCACAAGTTGCTAACCTAAAAGCTTGGTATAAGCTAAATCAATCATCAAATTGGGAAGCAGACAATGTAGGCGATTGGCAAATACCTGACGTTATATCTGCTTTTCCTCAAAGTTTTAATTTTATAGCGGCAAATAGCGATGCTATACAATTTGGTCCTTCAAATGGATTAGGATTTGATACTCAAATAAGTATATCAGCTTGGTTTAATCAAACTCCTGGTGGTGGTAATTTACAACAACTTGTAGCAGAAGATAAAACAGGTTCTTCTAGAAACTGGGGTATAATACTAGTTAGTAAAGTTCCTAATTTTCAGTTTTTTGACGAAGCAGGAGTACAAGTTCAACTAGTGGGAACAGCTTTGACAGAAGGAAAATGGCATCATATATTGTGTACAGCCACGGGTGATACTAGTACTAATGGAGTTAAAATGTATATAAATGGACAATTAGTAGCTCAAGGAACAGCATCTAATAACAATATAAAAAACGATAATATACAAGCTAAAATAGGCACTCAAACAGCTTCGACACCAACATATTATTTTGATGGTAAAATATCAAATGTAGCATTGTGGAACACTGATCGATCATCTGAAAAAGATAATATATATAATAATGGAACACCAGCTACTTCATATACTACTACGCCTCAATATTGGTATAAACTAGACAATACATCTGTGTGGAATCCAGATCCAGCTAATTACTGGACTTTTCCAAATGCAGGAGAACAAGATAATTCAGGAATTTTTAATTTTTCAAACTAAATAGATATGCCAGCAGGAGTATTCGCAGGACCTTACAACAAAACAGTTAGTGGTGGAATATGGACAGATCCAACAGATCCAACAATGTCATCAGAACAAAGCATAAACCCTATAATAGCAAATAAGCCTTTTACCATGTCGGTTTGGGTTAAGCCTAGCACAAAATTAGGTGAACGTTATTATCCAATAAATCCAGGTTTTTTTACTGCTACTGTAATAGCTTTAGAAAGAGTAATGATGGATCCTGCTCATAATTCTCAAAATATTAGCCAAGGTATAACTCTTAGTTTTAATCAAAATGGGTATTATCCTTATTCACCAATTATTAAGTGTAGTTTTAATGGCAATGGTGATCAAAGGTATTTGTTGACTCGAGGTCGACCAGGAGGATCAATGTATAACGTTTGGAATTATGACAGAGATGACGAATGGTTAAATATTATAGTAGCTTATGAACCAGGTTCTACTGGAACTGATAGAACTAAAAATTATATTTATTTTCAAGGAGATAGTACAGCAGCTGAGCAAAACGGCAGTGCATTTGACACTGTAGGCTCTCATTATACAGGAACTTTTGCTAGTGGAACAGTTGTAAATTCAATAGGGCAAAATGGAGACCAATATAATAAAATACCAGGAAGAAGAACTTTTTTAGGTGCTAGTGGAGACAGTGGAAGCACAACAGGTATTCCAATCACTACAATAACTAGAAACAGAGTACTTCAAATGAAAGAAATTGTAATATGGGATAGAATACTAACCAGCTCTGAAGTTCAAGAGGTTTGGAACAGCGGTACATCTTTAGGTAATAAAGATAATTATCCTAATACACCTAAAATTGGATGGATGTTTCCTAATGATGGCGTTACTTATGATCCTAATCATTATAACTCTCAACAAAACCAATATGGACAAATAAGAGTGCCTAACGTGTACAATTCATCATATGGAACTTTAACTTCTAATTATGGAAGAGTTACTAATCAAGCTGCATATATGAAACAATATTGGTTTCCATCTCCTTTAATTAACGATGCAAAGGCTGCAATTTCAATTTAATATATTATGAGTTTAAATTTTGATAGTTTAGTATATAATAATGTCTCTGTTAAAAATGGAGAATCTTCAGGAATGAACACCACAAACCTGGTTCAAAGTAATATAACTAAAAAAATTCCTTATAGTAGTTATAGTATTCAATTAGATGGAGGTTATACTAAATATGTTGGAACTGACTTTGAGTTTGGTGATGGAACAAATGATACTTCTTTTAGTACTAGCACTTGGATTAAACTAGATAATACAAATTGCACTTGGCTGTCATGTGGTTCTACCACTCAAAGAAGATACAGACTAGGAATAAGAAGTAGCGGTGCAGTAACATTTGAGCTGTATAGTAATAATACAAATGGCAACACACTAGCATTTGACAGTACTAGCACAACATTGATTACGACTGGAACATGGTACAACATAGTTACATCTTATGATGCTGTTAATACTACATTGAAATTGTTTATTGATGGACAAGCAGTAGTTGGTACACTAACTAACAATAGTTACACGGCTATGGGAACTGGAAGTACTGAGATGAATTTTGGTAGATTCTTTTCTAATGGAACAAAATATACAGAAGGGTTGATTAGTAACTTTTGTTTTTATAAACATATAATAAGTGACGACGATGCTATAAATATATACAATAATGGAATATCTCAAGACTTAAACAACTTTAGGGTTACGCCTTATGCTTGGTTTCCTATGGATCAAAACTACACATATTTTAACGGATCTGTTTTAGTAGTAAGGGATGTTATTGGTGGTAAAGATAGTGCTGGATTTAATATAATTCAACAAAATATAGTAGGAAATGCACCTGGATCTGAAGCGAATGGAACTGGAAATAATTTAAGTATTTCAAGTTTAAAAGGTAATATGAATAACAGCGTTAACAACTCTTACAGTGTTAATATGGCTGATTACGCTAGTGGTGTAGCAAACCCAGCTAATTCAGGTAGATCGACAGATACACCTAGTTAATTAAAAATAAAATGACAACATATATAGTAATAAATATAGATACACAAACTAGGTTAATAGATTTTAGCCAAGTTAATACAACTAGCTCTCAAACTATGAGAAGAAATTTAGCAAATACAGAAGCTATGATTGCTTATCAAGTGACTCCTAGTTTTATAACAAATGGCTCTGTAGTGCCTTTGCAAACTTTAAACCATGAAGAAGCTTTAGCACTATTAGCTACTCCAGCTTGGACTGACCCTAACGTTGATCCAAACGAAGATTAAGTAAAAAATTGATATGACTGGTAATATTCCTATAGACAACCCTATTGTTAGAACTTACTGGATAGCTTATGGCGATTCATCAGAAGATGACGTTAAGGGTTATGGATTTGTAGACCCTCAACAAAAGCTTTTGTGTAAGTGGTTTATAGATGAAACTATAGACGAGGCTGAATGGATAGCTGAGTTGAAAAAACATGGCATAGATCCAAATCCGCCTGAAGAAGAACAAGGCGAAGAATAAACAAAATATAATTAAATTAAATCAAATGAAAATCAAAGAAGAAGAATTAAAATTAATTCAAGAGCAGCAAAAGCAGCTTAATGAATTAGTTCATAACATCGGATTATTAGAAAGCCAAAAGCATGGCTTATTGCACGATATAGCTGGTGTTAATAAAGATATTGAAGACTATAAGGAAGTATTAGAAGCTGAATATGGTACAATAGAAATCAACCTGGAAAATGGTTCTTATACTAAGATAGATGTCGAAAGTAATAAGGAAGATTAGTATAGGTTCTGACTACAAGAACGATGCGATGCATTATTCAACTGGTCAGGAAGTGTACGGTGGACATACTATTAGCGATATTCTTTTTGAAGACCAAGACCAATCATATAATATTTTTATAACTAAAAATAATGAAGTCTTACCTTGGAAAAAGTTTAATGCTAATATGGCTATATCTGTAGAGTATGATCTTAAGTACTAGTGCAAAGCTTATATTATTTTATTGTCAAACCATTAAATGATAGGTATGACAATACAAGAACAGTTGCTGGTACTGATCTTATTATCAACAGCGGCATTGAAGATCATAGATTTATTAGTAAAAAAGCTGTAGTAGTTTCGACTCCTGCAGCTTATACTACTAAAATAAATATAGGAGATGAATTATATATTCACCATAATATATTTAGAAGATGGTATGATCAAAAAGGCAAAGAACGAAATAGTTCAACTCATTTCAAAGATGATCTTTATTTTGTTGCGCCTGAGCAAATCTACATGCATAATTTAAAAACGCATTTAGACTATTGCTTCGTAAAACCACTAAAAAACCAAAGTGTCTTAGAGAACAGAAAAGAACAACCTAATATTGGAATAGTAAAATATTCTAATAAGTCCTTAGAAGCTCTAGGAATCACACCTAAAACACTTATTACGTTTACACCTAACTCTGAGTTTGAGTTTATTATAGAAGGTGAACGACTTTATTGTATGAAATCTAATGATATAGCTTTAACTCATGAATACCAAGGAAACGAAGAAGAAAATAATCCAAGCTGGGCAAAAAGCAGTTGAGGAACTTATTAAGGTAGCAAAAGAAAAGATTGTTGACTCAGACGATGATGTAAGCGCTGACAGATTAAAAAACGCTGCCGCAACTAAAAAGCTAGCTATATTTGATGCTTTTGAAATACTTAATCGTATTCAACAAGAAGAGGATATGCTAAATGAAAAACCTAAAGAAGTAAAAGAACAAAAAACTTTTAAAGGTTTTGCAGAAGGGAGAAGTAAGTGAGTTACGAGCAAACTCTTTGGAAAGAAATTAAGGACGTTGTAAATCCTAAGATATTAGCTAAAAACAATAGATTTAAAAAATGGGATTATGGTTATAATTCTGATTATGATTTTATAGTAATAAGCAAAACAGGTAAAATTGGACAAATCATTGAAATACAGAATCTCAGGATTGCTTTACCAGCAGCAGATGAACCGTTTAAACGAAGTGAGAAAAAAGCGGAACAATACTGGGAAAAACAAGAATACCCAAAAGAATTAAGTAAGATTAAAAGTAGATTTGACTGGGAAGAATACCCAGCTGAATTTAAAGAAAAATGGTACGATTATATTGACAATGAATTTACAAGAAGAGAACAAGGGTATTGGTTTTTTAATAATGGTATTAATACTTACATTACTGGCACTCATTACATGTACTTGCAATGGTCAAAGATCGATATTGGAGCGCCAGACTTTAGAGAAGCAAACAGACTCTTCTTTATATTTTGGGAAGCATGTAAAGCAGATGCAAGATGTTACGGCATGTGCTACCTCAAAAACAGACGATCTGGATTCTCTTTTATGTCAAGCGCAGAGCTTGTCAACCAGGCTACAATATCTTCCGATGCTAGGTTTGGAATACTTTCCAAGTCTGGATCAGATGCCAAAAAAATGTTCACAGATAAAGTTGTACCCATATCAGTTAACTACCCGTTCTTTTTTAAACCCATTCAAGATGGTATGGACCGGCCGAAAACTGAATTGGCATATCGTGTTCCAGCATCGAAACTTACTAGAAGAAAGCTTGAATCGAATGAACAGCTTAGAGAACTAGACGGACTTGATACAACTATTGACTGGAAAAATACAGGTGATAACTCTTATGATGGTGAAAAGCTAAAACTATTAGCACATGATGAAAGTGGTAAATGGGAAAGACCTGATAATATATTAAACAACTGGAGAGTTACAAAAACTACATTAAGGCTAGGATCAAGAATCGTAGGTAAATGTATGATGGGCTCAACTTCAAATGCTTTAGACAAAGGTGGAGACAACTTCAAAAAATTATACTACGCTTCAGACGTTACTAAAAGAAATAGAAACGGACAAACATCTTCTGGGCTCTATAGCTTGTTCATTCCTATGGAATGGAACTACGAAGGATTCATCGATACTAATGGACTACCTGTTTTCGTTGGAGGCAAAACTCCAATCAAAGGAGTTGATGGCTATGAAATTACAACGGGAGTTATCGAGCACTGGGAAAACGAAGTTGACGGTTTAAGAGAAGATCCTGATGGTTTAAATGAATACTATAGACAGTTTCCAAGAACTGAAGCACATGCTTTCAGAGATGAAACAAAAGATAGTTTATTTAACTTAACTAAAATATACGAACAAATTGATTTTAATGCTGAGCTTAATAATTCAGCAGCTGTTACAACAGGTAGCTTTCAATGGGAAAATGGTATTAAAGATTCAAGGGTTATATTTAGCCCAAATAGATCAGGTAGGTTCCAGATAAGTTGGGTACCACCTAAAAGTCTTCAAAATCGAGTGATACTAAAGAATGGAGTTAAATACCCTGGAAATGAACACACTGGAGCATTTGGTTTAGATAGTTACGATATATCAGGAACAGTTGATGGCAAAGGTTCTAACGGAGCTTTACATGGACTTACAAAGTTTTCAATGGAAGACGTACCGCCAAATCATTTCTTTTTAGAATATATATCAAGGCCACAAACAGCTGAAATATTCTTTGAAGATGTATTAATGGCTATGGTATTTTATGGTATGCCTATACTTGCTGAAAATAACAAACCTAGGTTTTTATACTATTTAAAAAGAAGAGGTTACAGAGGTTATTCTATGAATCGTCCTGATAAAGTTTGGAATAAACTATCAACCACTGAAAAAGAAATAGGTGGAATACCTAACACAAGTGAAGATATTAAGCAAGCACATGCTGCTGCTATAGAATCTTATATAGAAAACTATGTAGGATTAAAAGAAGATGGTTACGGTGATATGTACCATCAAAAGACATTAGAAGATTGGTCTAAGTTCAATATTAACAATAGAACAAAGCAC